CGGCGAATATTGCTAAGTTGCTTGGCGGTGAAAGCTAACGCATTATCTGAGCTCGGATCCATACTCAGCAACGTGTACTTAATGTTTAAACGTGATTTCGCGTTTAGTGACATTTTAGACACGATTGGTAGTACAAGGAGGCCCTATTTAATTTTACATTGGGCCATCTTGTTTCTCGTGAACCAATTAGCTTATTTCGACGTAGATGATGATTCATCATCTGCAAGAGCTGAGCTTATGTTCATCTGGGACCTCGTTGATGGCGCCGTCAGGTCTAAACTTGACGGTGCTATCAACTTACATTCGAAGCCTCTCAAAAAGAGGTCTAGTCGAGTGCGAGCTCCTAAGCCGGGATTGTAGGTGACATTTTGTCTAGCGGGTGGACAACCTGGTATGGTCATCACCTACCAGAAGTCCCATGCATGGCTGGATTCGGTTACCTCCAGTAGGAGGAACGATGAAAAGCCACGAACAGGATTTGTACTCCGTATGTTCATGCATCCTTAAGGATGCGTGGGCAAAGTGCTTATCCACCGACAGTAACCTCAGCGTTATGCGTGATCTATCAACAATAAAATCGCGCATACTACACGAGAGCCTATCGTTCTTAACGATAACGCTTCCGACCTTCGGCAAGACATTTGAATTATGTCTAGACCGCGGGAGGGTTACCTCTACCGACTTCCAAGGATGGAAGAAACGGCTATGTCTCCCTGCATTTCTACAGGGTTTCATGAGGCTCGTGTTCAATGCTGATACAGGAGGTCTTCTCGATGATCCAGATTTGGCGGCAATTGAGGGAATTAGGCAGATCGCTTATTCCTTTAAAAAGCTGTCCTTGCAATGTACCCCCGAAAGGGAGCGCAAAGCATTGTCTGACTACGAGAAGGTTGAGTGTTTTCTTTCAGACACCATGCACACTGGAGACATTGACCTATTTAGTAAGGTTAGTAGCCTTCTGTGGGGCGATGTGTTTAATCAGCAATATGATTGCTGCAAGCACATTCCTAAGCATGGACCCGGACAAACTGCGGAGCGTGTTTCAGGTAATCGGAAATATGCTCACCGCGGCTGGCATGAGCGGTTAGAACCGTTCTTCCCGATTGATCAATTCCTTATGTGTAATTATACACAGTTGGATGATGATTATGAGGGTCTCAGCTGCGTGCAACTAGTCCCCTCGGATCGGGAGTTGCCCGTAAGGGTAATTACCGTACCGAAGACTCTGAAGGGGCCACGGATCATCGCAATAGAACCTGTTTGTATGCAGTATGCACAGCAGGCTCTCTCTTCCTATTTGATAGGGGAGATGGAACGGCATTGGATAACATCTGGTC